GCAACTTCGTCTATCAGTATGAACCGCCATCGTTGCACCAGTATAATATATTCTAGCATATGTATAAGTATTATAAAGTTTTTTGTCTACTACTTTTTCTATTAGTGGTAATAATTGTATACTCAATGCTTCAAAACAAGCTGGAGAATAATAAGCAAAACTTTTTGTTACTTGTGGATCCCCGAACATAAATTTGTTTTCTTCACTTTGTCCACCTTTTATATAAGTTAATTTTTTCAGTAGCTCAAATTCTAAATCTAGATGTTGCAATAATTGAGGTTCAATCGCGCCTCTGACAACTTCATATAGATTGTCTTTAAATGACATATTATTCCTTAATAAAAAAAGTAGGTTATTCTGTTACGAGGAAACCTACCAAAACCCTAAGCAGTGTTTAGGCTGCTAAAGCGAACTGTTCGTCGTTTGCATTTACGTTTTTTGCTTCTTCGGCCGAGTTACCTCAACCCTGCGGGTTTCACATTCCCGAGCTGTCCACTCATTTACTTGTTGCCCTGTCGAAACTATGCAGGCCCATCAAAAACATTCTTATTCTCCATACCTTCTCAGGGATCAATCTGAGGTCTTACTTCATAGAATCTGCGTCCAGTTTAGAATGTTTTTGGTGGACCTGGGGGGATTCGCACCCCCGTCCAGAACACTTTTCTCTTTGCTTCATACAGCAATAACTTACATTATATATTAGTTAAATCATCAATATGCACATAACCATCAACTTTTAAATTTGGATCACTAACACACTCTAACAACACATGTCTTTTGTCAACATCGTCAGGATGAAAGTGTTTAACAACAAATTCATGTCCTCGATAATTGTCATAAAAAGGTTTGAAAGGTGGCCTATAAACCTTATCTAAAAATTTAAATTTTTGTGATAACATATTATATATTGTCTAGAATTGAAAATCTATTATATAGTTGATCTTTTATTATACTAGATCAACTTCCATTTCTTATATTCTGCTCGTAGCTCTTTGAATCCATCAATCCACTTGTTTCGTTTTTCTACGAATACTAATGGCTTTTCATCATCTACTGCTATGAGCACTACTAATTGTGGTACTGGTATTTTGGTCATCTCTTCGAACGCAACAGCGTACGCCGCGCATTGCATAAAATAATCATGAATATCGTTATGATGTTTTATTCGTTTAGATGTTTTAAAATCTATTACTGACATTTTACCATTGTATTCACCTATACAATCTACAGTTCCTGCAACTTCTAAATGATCTGAATACAATGGTTGTTCCAAAGCATGAATGTTGTCAATGCTATGAAGTACTGGTTTCATATTTTGCCACATTTCAACATCAAACATATTTGGAACGATTTCTTTATTTAAAAGATATTGTTCGCATAAGCTATGAATACGTGTTCCGCGGCCTGCTGCCTTGTTAGATATTTTGTTTGCTTCTTCTTCACCTACTCTTTTACGCCATTCTATAATTGCTTGTTTTTTAAGCAATCCGGTGACAGTAGTTACCGATGGGTATGCTTTACCCGATGGTGTTTCATAAACACGGCTACCGTTATCATCAGTAACTCGTTTTAGTTTGGGAAACGGAAGTTGTACATGATTAAACATAAGGTTTTAGATTTGGAGGTTTCCATCCTTCGGGTTTCAATATTTTACCATCTTCACGTCGAATTACTTTACCAGTTTTATTGTCAATTTTATGTAAATTGCTATCAGCAACTTCTGTCCAAGCGCCTCTAACATCAAAATCTTTCATGTAACAATAACCTAAAATAACCCAGATCATATCCATACAAGCATCTAATTGTTCTACGTCGTCACGCATAACTAATGCTTGACAAAATTCATCATATTCTTCAGCAATCAACCCGCGATATAACTGAGCATTTTCTTCACAAGGTTTTTGTTCGCACGCATTCAAAAACACTGCCACATCAAGTATCATTGACATAATTTACCTTTATTAACCAGCCAAAATTTCTAAATTGTGCTCGTAATGTTTTTTACGATCTTCTAATCCTATTGTACCACCATTGATCCGCTTTGTCAATAACAATATATCCTTATTGTCTGCAATGGCATTCAATTTGTTTTTTGCCCAAAACCAACAAGCAGATTCAATAGCGCCGTCCATTGTTTCGCAATAATGGACAACATCTTCTAATGTCAATCCAATAGAGTTGCCAAATGCTTGGTAATTTAACTTACCTGTAAGTTGAATAGCACCACGGCCTCTGTGTGCGTAACCGTCTCCCGATGCTTCAGGTCCGTTACCCATTCTATTTGCATAAATTCTGTTTGCAATCTTTTCAGGTTTGCGCTCATATTCTTTTGCCAATGCCTCTGTCGGAAAATACTTTTTAAATAATCCCAACAACCCTTTAGCACCATAATTTAAATTTTCTTGTAATACAGTAAAGTCTAAAGACTCATGCCCACATTGTGCTAAAAATGCAGCAACTCTTTCAACAGTTGTTATCTCATATTTAGGTAAAACATTTTCAAGTGCCTCAAACAAAACATCTATGTTTTTGTTTCTTGTTAAACACTGCTGTAACTTTTCTTCAGTAAACTCAAACTCAAAACTCATTTTATTCTCCTTATACTTCTATATAGTTTCTATCTTTAGTAAACCAAATTGGCATTGTATATCTAGTACCAACAACTGTACTAACGGCGTGACTATATTCTATGCCGGCGGGATATAATGCTAATTTGCCCTTCACAGGTTTGATAAAATGCGGACCGTGTCCTGGAAAAAATGTTTCGCCTCCGGCAAAATCATCGTTCAAATATAATACTCCGGAATAATTTCTCCAAGAACAGAAATTCGGTTCACCTTCTTGATCGCAGTTGTCTGCGTGTAAAATCATCCCAGAGCCGCTTTCCCAAGAAACCAAATCTGTGTAATCTGGATATAGATACTCTTCATTGAATACTTTTTTTGCTACGGCTGTTGCATCAAACTTAAATGCATTAACCCAGCGTTTAATTGTATAATCTTGAATATTGCTGTAATCTATAGTTTTACCGTTGAATAATCTATTGCGACCACTTACGTTCATCTTTGGTCTCGTGCTAAACCAAGCAACTATTGTGTCGCATAAATCGTCCGGCAAAAAGTTCTCAAATTCATAGATTTGGTTGTCTCTCATTTTAACTCCTAATTTGTTTCATATTTATTTTCATATTCTAGTCTCGCTAATATATATTCCTTAACTATAGAAGATCTTACAATGTCTCCGGTGCCAAATTCAAAAGTCTTAAAACTTGGCATCATGTCTGCAATCGTCATAAATTTCTTTAATCCAGACATATCGGTTTTTTTGTATAAATCGGTTTGTCTAAAGTCACCGCAAAATATAATCTTTGACCGTTGCCCTACTCTGGTCATTATGGAATTCAATTCCATATCCGTCATATTTTGACATTCATCTACAAGTATAATAGAATTACTTAAAGTAATACCCCTAACAAAAGAGGTTATTATAAATTGAACTGCTTTCTGTTCAACAAGTCTTGAGTATGCATCTGGTCTGTCAAATAAATCTTGACAAATTTCTACATAAGGTGCGGTATATACTTCTGTTTTTTCTTTTTCGTCTCCAGGCAGATGCCCTATTTCCCTGCTAGGTACTGCGGATCTAACTATTACTATCCTTTGGTAATTGTTTCGTTTATCTAAAACTTCATCTAATGCATGATATAAAGCTATGTATGTTTTACCCGTTCCCGCAACTCCGTGTAGTAAAGAAACTTTCGATTTTTCATATGCATCAAAAAAACCTCTCTGATTGTCAGTTAATGGCTTAATGGTCTTCATATCCGATAAACATAACTTTAACTTATTATTGGTTATTGTAAGCTGAGGTGTTTGATTATTTTGAATCTGAAGATTAGTTCTTGTTTTTGCCATGTGCGTCCTCTTTGGATAGTACGAAATGAGGCCAATTTTTAAGGATTGTCCTCCCGATTTTTAAAGTGGGATTTTAGCATCATATATGTTAGCGTCTGCTCAATTTATCTGAAAGATTAGCTTGACGACCATTAGTCGAATTGATCTTAGATAAAACTTCCCTAAATCCGTTGTCTATGGTTCGTACGCCTAAACGGACAGGGTCGCCGAAAGGAATCGGCGTAGTATGGTGTGATTCGTATTTGGTAGAATTGCAGGTAGGACAATGTTGATTCTCCATCTCCGCAATTCGACACATAACTTCAAAAATGTTTGAGCACTCAGAACATTTGAAATCGTAAAATGGCATTAATTGGCTCCTAATACATTATATATTAAATTGTAACTTTTAAATCGGCAGGGGTAATTGATTCTATTATATTTGTCAGCGATTGATCAAATGTATATGTAGGAGTCCATCCTAGATCGTTTCCTATATTATTTATGCTAGGAACACGACTTGTAACGTCTTGATATCCTGCCCCGTAAAATTCTCCGCTAGATTTTACACTAATTGAAGCCTTCTGTTTAGTT